ACTCTCATAGAGTCGGTGAGATCCTACAAGAATCCTTTCGTGAAGCACCAAAATGGTTTGGTGTGGAGTGTATGGATGGTGGTGACTATGTAATAGGCAACTCATACGCGGAGGTACACTAATGAATACATGGGTAGAGGTATATTATAACCTACATAAGAAAACCTTTTCAGTAAGACACGCAGGTAGAGTATGGTTTCATACTAACGTATTGACCTTACGTAATTGTAAGTTTGCAGTACAACCTGCTGGTCGAGCAAAGGTTCTTAAAGAAAAGAAAAAGAATGTACATGCTTTTATAAGAGGATTCTTTGTTAGAGGTGACGATCACACTAACCATAGAATGCTTCATGCTGATCAAGCAATGTATAACCCGTATAAAACTTCTACATTTGTAGATGTAGGTACGGGTGAACCAGTATACAAGGCTGACATGGTATACTTAAATAACTGTTGGCCAAAACCGGAGATCTATTATGAAAATTACAAATTCTATGGGACCTCGTCTGATAAACCCTATAGCGCAAGCAATGCTGCGTAATAGGAAAGCCAAACAGGTTATACCTAATAAGAAAAAGTATAACCGTAAACGAGATAAAGGAAAGGGAAAAAATGAAACTATTTCTTGATGCCGATAGTATTATGTTTAAAGCTGCTTGTACTCAAGACAGTAAGTATGATACTCGAGTAGTTACTCGTAAAATAGTAGAAGATTCTATTGCCGATTGTTTTGCAGATGAAACGTATATAGCTGTAAAAGGCAAAGATAACTTTAGATACTCAGTGTATTCAGGCTATAAAGCTTCTCGTAAAGATAAGCTAGATGAAGATCTAAAGAAGAAGCTTAATGTTTCTTACAACTATCTATTAGATAAGTGGCAAGCTGTACCTTCACATGGTATGGAAGCAGACGATCTAGTATCTATATGGTCTTATGAAGCAAGAGCTGCTGAAGAAGACTTTGTTATTGGGCACATTGATAAAGACATAAATCAAATACCCGGTAACCATTATAACTACAATAAGAAGGAAGTGTACTTCGTCGATGACGAACAAGCTGATATGAATTTCTGTATCCAACTTCTTATTGGAGACTCAGGAGATGATATACCTAAAGTTAAAAGAGGCTTTGGTATTAAGACTGCTGAGAAAGCTTTGGCCGGCACTACATATGATAACCGTATGGATACTGTAGTAGACGTATGGAAAAGACTATATGGTAGAGGCTGGGAGAAGCAACTTAATATGATTGGTAACCTAATCTATATGAAACGAACTTGGGATTTAGAGGAGTGGAATTATGAAGATCGTTATACCAGGAAAACCAATGTCAGCAAACCGAATGGAAGGGATACGAGCGATACGGACGAAGGACGGAAGGAACTTCACGCAGACGTACCCGACGAAGGAGTACAAGGAGTTTCTTGAACGCTTCACTGAAGCGACTAGTGAATTGAGTTGGCAGTTTGAAAAGACTGCTGACATCAAGATAACTTTCAATGTATCCTTTAGTAATCGAGCGTCTGACTTAGATAATATACTTAAGCCTACGTTAGACGCCATCCAAAAGGTTTTCGATTGGAATGATAAATATTGTTATGAGATCGCCGCTTACAAACACCTTGTAAAGAAAGGCGAAGAAAGATTGGAGATAAATGTTGAAGAACTTAAAAGATAATGCACGATACCCTTGCCCTGACTGTAGCAGCTCAGATGGTATGATGTATGATCCTTCAGATAACCACACATATTGCTTTGCTTGCGGTACATACCGTAATGAAGCACCAGATGAAATAGAAAGTGAAAAAGTGTATACAAAAATGACAGCCCCAAACATACCTGAACCTAGCCTATCGGTAGTAAGCCAGGTAGTATATGATGATACGACTCGTGCGCCTGCAGATATAATAAAAATCAGAGAGTATCCTAGTCTAGGTATAACTACTAGAAATATATCTAGTAATACTACATCTTACTTCGGTGTTAAGACCCACACATACGAAGGTAAGCCAGCTCATTTCTATCCATATGGAGAGGACTGTTATAAAGTAAGAATCCTACCTAAAGAGTTTAGGTTAATAGGTAAACCAAAGAAACTGTTTGGTCAAGACAAGTTCAATAATGGTAGGATGCTTGTGATAACTGAAGGTGAACTTGATGCGTTAGCTGTAGCTCAAGCGATGATTGATACTAAGAATACTATATACCCTGTAGTATCTATTCCTTCTGCTAATCAACTAAGTTTATTGTTAGAAAATAGAGATTGGCTTCGAAGATTCGATGAAGTAATTCTATGGTTTGATAATGATGAAGCAGGTCAGACAGCTATAAAGCAAGCAGCTAAGATAATAGGCTTCGATAAAGTAAAGGTTATCGAAACAGAAGATAAAGATGCTTGCGATGTATACACTACTAAAGGATCTAAAGGAGTAACAAGCGCTATATGGGGTGCTCATAAGTACAATCCAGCTGGTATTCTAACTGGTGAAAAGGTATGGGATAAGTTTATGGAGAGACAGACAACTCAGTCTATCCCTTATCCTGATTGTCTAACTGGTCTCAACGATAAGCTGAAAGGTATGAGGCATGGTGAGATAACCTTGTTTACTAGTGGTACAGGCTCAGGTAAATCTACCGTAATTAAGGAGATCATATGGCACCTGCTTTCTACTACTAAAGAAAGAACTGGTCTCATATCTCTTGAAGAAAGTGTAGGTGATACTGCTGAGAAACTTATTGGTATGAGTATCAATAAGAGAATTGGTGGTGATCTTTCTGTATCTAAAACTGAAATGAGACAAGGCTTTGAGAAAGTATTTAAGGACGAACGCCTTGTATTACTAGACCACCAAGGTTCTGTTGAAGATAGTTCTTTAATAGATAAGATAGAGTACATGGCTCTTATGGGATGCAAGTATCTATTCTTAGATCATATAACTATTGCTGTGTCTGAAGGTAACGATGGCCTAACAGGTAATGCAGCAGTCGATAAGGTTATGTCTGATCTACTTAAGATAGTTAAGAAGCATAACATCTGGCTAGGTATTGTAAGTCACTTGCGTAAAGCAGGAGATGGTAAAGCATTTGAAGAAGGTAACATGGCTTCCATTGATGATATCAAAGGTAGTGGTAGTATCAAACAAATATCATTTGATATTATAGCTTTCTCAAGGAATCTTATAGCTCAGACAGTTGATGAGCGTAATAAGATTGCTTTTACTGTACTTAAATCTAGATTCACAGGTTTAACTGGACCAGCCGGGGTTAGTGTATATGATGTTAACACTGGTAGATTAGAGAAAGGAGAGTCAGGCTTTGACATTATCTAAGAACGACAAAATGTATCTTGAAATAGCTCAGATAATATCTGAAAGATCTCGAGATAGACTGTATAAAGTTGGTGCACTAATAGCTAAGGGTAATAATATCCTTAGCTACGGGTGGAATGGTACTCCTCATGGTATGGATAATGAAACTCGTAACCATGATGCAACAACTAAGTGGGAAGTTATACACGCAGAAACGAATGCTATTGCTAAGTTGGCTGCGTCTACTTCCTCATCTGAAGGAGCTACATTATACCTAACAGTAGCTCCATGCTCTGACTGCACAAAACTTATATTGCAATCAGGGATTAAACGTTTAGTATACAAATGGCCTTATCTAAAAGAGGTTGATGGTGTACGTATAACTCAGAGCTATGCGTTAGAGTTATTACAAGATAATGGAGTGGAAGTTGCGCAGTATAGAGATTAGGGAAAATACTAATGAAGTTGTAAAGTACCCTGAAGATATGTATTGTGTTTACTTCCATAAAGATCCTAATAGTGATAACGTAATATATGTAGGTAAAGGTACCTTACATAGAGCATATCAAATAACTAATCGTAGTTACGATCACCACGTTTGGTTGTTAGATAAACTAGGTAATCATACGATTCAAGATATAGTAGTAATCAAAGGCGGTCAGATGACTGATAAAGAAGCTACTGTAGTAGAATCCCATGAAATTAAATGTTGCTTAAGGCGTGGGTCTGACTTATTTAATGTCACTCATAACCCATTCCGCAAAACTAGGAGAGAGAATGCAGAATGTAATAGAGTATTTAGAACAGAAAATTATCAGTACACCTCAGAGGTGGGCAGTAAGGCTGGTGAACGAGCACAAGCTGGAACCGAAGAGAATTGTGTATGATGCTTTAACCATACTACAATACCATTTTAGAAAGACTTCAACATCTGAATCAGCAACATGTAAACTTACAGCAGCTTCAGTAGCTATAGGTAAGAATGTTATGCTTCAGAAAGGAGTTGAGTTAGGATTTAGAGCCGATGTAACAGTCGGCGACCTAATCCTCGAAGCTTTCTATGA